ATTCAGTTGGGATTGGATTGTCAGTCTTGACCTTTGCAACGTGGTCCTTCCATGTAGAAGTGCCGTCCACTGAATCGTGGTATTGCATGTCGAGCTGGCTACCCAAATCACCATAGGCGTTTCGTCTTGTAGCTCTTACTGCATTCTGTCTCTCTTCGAGATCAGCAGCAGAATCTACAGCGTTCAGTTGTTCGTCAGTTGGTTGCGCTACACCAGAAACATTCCAGCTTTTGATGTATGGGCCCTTTCCGTTCGAATCATCCTGAAGCAAAACGTCTACCATGAAGTCAACTTCGTTAACTCCGTTATTAGCCAAATATGTTTTGACTTTGCTTGATAGTGATGCCATAGTTTGTCCTCCTTATTTTATAATATTATGGTTTTGTCGGAAATACAACAGCCTTTACGTCTTCAACTGTTGTAAGTCCATTAGTTATATCTCTTAATTCTTGTCTATATGTTTCCATTTCTGATGACATTGTTACATCAGATAATGCGTGAAAATCTGTTTCAGCAAGTAAGTCATTTCTTTTATCTCTTAAAATTTCCATTGATCTATCAAAAGCACCCTCTTCCCATGTTTTTTCTTCAGCGTCTCTTGCTATTTCTTCTTCTGCTGTAAAAGGTATTCTAATTCCATTTATTAATTTTGTTCTAGTCATTATGCTAAAACTCCATAGATTGTAATTGTTCCACTTGATAAATTACCGCTTGATGTATTAAACTTTATGTTATTAACTGCTGCAGTCACATTTGTTGTTCCAGTAATTCCTATTTGCATTGCTACTGTTCCACTATCATCTGCGAAAGCTGACATGTAAGTACAAAATTTATCTGCTGATGCATTTCTCAAACCATGATACATAGCTTCAAAATTTGTTTTTTCTCCAGTAGCTGCTCCTGAATTAAATCTAATTCCTGTTATTCTTAGTGATTCTTTATTTGCTGCACCTCTAAATGTTGTGGTGTTATCACTGTCTGATGACCTCCCTGTATGTGTAGCTTGAGCATATCCACTAGTTGAGTAGCTTGCTCCATTATCTGTTGAAAGAGTAACCTGTATTCTTTGGTCGTCACTTGAAAGAACTATGTTTGACCCAACAACTTTGTATGTTTGATAAGTATCAGTGATTATAGTGTTGTCAAAAGTTACTGCCGCATCATTACTAATTGTTGCTGTTGAAAGTTTAATTAATCCTGGTCCAGTTGTTACACCTGTACCACCATTAGCTACTGGTGCTGCTCCTGTTAACATATTTGCTACATCTACTTTACTTAATGCCATAATTAACTTCCTATCCTAAATGCTGAAAACACATTTTTTTGTGCTTGTATTCTTGGTGTGCCACTATCATCGTCAATAAAAAGTCTAATATCTAAATAATCTGTAGTTCCATTCATGTCCACTGTAAAACACATATTTAATGTAAAGTTTCTTGGATTATTGGCATTAAAATTAGCTCCTGATTGATGTATTTCAGATCCATTTTTATACAAATACATAAAACAATCATCTAGTTGAGAATCTGCTTGTGAATCAGGATAAGTTTGAGCATGAACAAAATATTTTCCAGCCACTAAAGGTTTGTAAGAATAGTCTGTAGTATTAAAAAAATTACCTGTATCAAAAGTAACTGTATCCCATTCTATTTTTGTAGTTGTAGCATCTGATATACTTTGTTCAGCATCTCTTTCTACTTGAAAATATGGATAGTTAACTTTTTGCGTAGTAAGATTACCACTACCATCACTGGTAAATAGTGTGTTACCATTGAAGTCTTGATATTGATTTACTTTAATTATTCCTGCCATTATGTTCCTATCCTGTATGCACCGAAAGAAGATGACTTTGTTCCAACTCCAAATTTTGGAGTTCCACTATTAACATTTATGTAACCAAAAAGTTCTACATAATCTGAACTTCCATTCATATCAATAATAGCACTTACAGATACGTTTTCTGCTGTACCTTGTAAGTCTTTAGGATCATGAATTGAAGATTTATAATTTGAACCATTTTTATATATAAGAACAAAAGTTTCCACCAAATCTGAAAAAGTTGAACTTGCTATTCTTATATCTCCATATACATAATACTTGCCAGCAACAGTTGGTGTAAATCTGTAATTAGAGGAATTGTCATAACAATTATCTGTATCTAAAATTTCAGTGTTTGCATTTAATTTTGTAAAAGCTGCATCCGATATATTTTGATCTGCACTTATATGTGCCTCGAAAGCTGGATATAAAAAACTAGACTTTGCACCTGTAGCTAAAGTAAACTGATCCCCAGAACTACCCAGGGTTACTGTGCCGTTGTCAGCTATTGGTTCTATATTAGTTGCTTTAATTGTTCCCATATTATGTTCCTAGTCTTGTCATCCAAAAATAATTTGTATATTCAGTTCTTAAACTTGATGTTGAGCCGTCAATATGTAAAACCCAACTTTCGTAATAATCTCCCACTGAGGCATCGTCTATAAAAGTTAATTGTGTTGAAAGTGGATAACCACCGGAAGAAGTTTGAATTACCATTTTTAAATTACTTCCGTTTTTTTTAAGTCTACTAATTACATAGGTTCCATCTGTAACATTATCTATGGTATTACCAATACCGATTAAATATTTACCAGCTTTACCAGATGGCACTGTAAATCTGTAATTTGTAGAATTATCATAAGCATTATCTGTATCGAATAATTCAATATTATTTTGTACTTTAGTTTCTGTATTATTTGCTATTGATTGATAAGATGTTCTGTATGCTTGAAAAGCTGGAGTCAATAAATTACTTTGTACAACACCAGATGCTAAACCAACTGTCTCACCAGATGCACCAATAGTAATTGTACCACTGCCTTGTGAAGATTGTTGTTTAATATTATCTACAAATAAAGTTCCCATTATACTACCGTCAATGTCCCGTTAACTGTTACTGTGCCTGTGAAGGATACTGGACCACATAACATCATGTTATCAGCAGAGTCTACTGTGATAGTTGATGATACTGTAGCTTTGTTTTCATAGCCACCGTTGATTGCTTTTATCATACCAAATTCAATTGAGTTTTCTCCAGGTGTATTTTCACCTAAAGATTTACCAATATATACTACGTAAATATTATTAGTTCCTGTTGGTGGTGCAGCTGTAAAACTTAAAGTCGTGCCACCAGATATTGTGTAAGCTGAGTGAGGGTCCTGACGAACATTTCCGACAAAAACTTCTACTTCGTTGGTGTTACCAACAGTTTGTGAAAGTGTAAAATTTGTTTCTGAATTATCACCACTGAACTGCGAAGAGTTCATGGTAAGTAAATTTCCTTTTGGTGCGTTTCCTAAATAGGCCATGAATCTCCTTACGTACTTATTGCATCAACAACTGACATCCAAACACTTAGTGAACTTGCAGTATCTGATTGTGCTTTCACTACGTCTCCAGACTCAATTACTATTTTTGAACCCCCATCAATAAGTTCCAAAGATCCGCCACTAACTATGGGCGCATTTTTAATTATGTAGTGGTCTTGTGAACCACCTGTTACAGAAGATGTAACAAATATGCTTGCATTTATTGTTGATGTTGTAGTGTTTGCTAAACGAATAGAAATGATTGCGTCATCTGAGTTACTAGTATGAATATCTACTGCGCTCGTTCCAACTGCGTGTTGTCCATATCGTTCAAAATCTTGTGCCATAATACCTCATTATATGTTAATTGCGGTCAGAGTGCAATTGCCATAGCAACGGCGAACCCTGCCGATACTCCTGCCGATAAAACCTCTCCGTTTGCTGTTACTGTTCCAGAAAATGTTCCTGTTGTTGCCGTAATTCCTGCGTTGAATGTAGCTGCACCTGCCTCTGACATGTCAAGAGTTAATGCTGTAACATTAATACCATTGTCAAAACCTGCAAAAATAAAATCTTTATCATTAACCATTGCGGTTAATTTGAAATTATTTGCACTATCTGTAAATCTACCAATGGTAGTTCCATCACTATGAAATTCAAGATCTCCAAGTGAATCTAATATTATATCATTTGCTGCATCTATCTTAACATCGTTACTTGAAACGATTGTTAAGTCTGTACCATCACCCGATATGGTTTCACCTGAGTCACCAAACTCAATAACTTTATTAGCACCTAAAATTATTTTATCATTAAAAGTTGCTGCACCTGCCTCTGACATGTCAAGAGTTAACGCTGTAATTTGTGAGCCACCATCGTTACCTCTTAGGAGTATATCCTTATCCTGAACTATACTTCTTAAATGTGCATCATTTGAACTATTTTCTATTTTTAAAAATGATAAACTATCGTCTAAAAATTCTATACTAGCACCGCCAGCATCCAGTTGAATTACACCTGGTACATCAAACGATAGATTATTACCAGCCTGTGTTATTGTTGTAAGACCACCATCACTATCTTGTATCCTTATTGAAGGATCAGCTCCATTAATGTGTATTTCTTCTTGTGGACTAGTTGTGCCAATACCTAAAAAGCCATTTGTTCCAAATCTTGCTACTTCATTTGAATCAACTAAAAATCCTAAAGCAGAATTAGTTCCATGTGTTCCAATACTACCAAGACCTTGACCTGAAAAAGGCGATTGTATAATAACACCTCTACCATCTGTGTCTTTAACTTTAAATGTAGCAGATGATGAATTATTTTGACCAACAACACTTAAATTTTCAGCAGCAACAATGTTAGTTCCCATTGAAACTCTACCAGCATTATTTGCGTCTATTCTAATTGCTGTAACTTCAGAGCCCCCATCATTTACTCTAAACACTAAATCTTTATCTGATACCGATGATTTAATTACAAAGTCTGAAGAGTCATTTGTAAATCTACCAATTTCTGTGCTGGCGTCTGCAAATATGATATCACCACCATCAGCGTCTAAAGTAATATCACCTGCAACATCAATAGTTAAATCACCTGAACTTAAATCTATTTCTGTGCCATCGATTGTAATATTGTCAGCTTTAAGACCTGCATTTGCTGTTACTGTGCTGTTGAATGTAGCAGCACCTGCTGCCGATGCGTCAAAAATAAGAGCGTCAAGCTGTGATCCTCCATCATTTACATTAATTGCAAAATCTTTATCTGATGTTTGAGAATGTATTGTAAATCTAGTTGAGGAACTAACAAAAGCAGCATAATTTACACCACCATCGTTTAATAATATTTGTTGATCGCCGTCTAATATTAAACCGTTTGTAGCAGTTACTAAGAGATTTGTTCCATCAAATTTTATGTTATCCCCAGCAGTATGAAATTTTAATTGTTTACCTGAACCTAATAAAACATTGTCATTAAATGTAGCAGCACCTGCTTCACTCATATCTAAACTTAATGCTGTAACAGACGAACCACCATCGTTACCTTTTATTGCAAAATCTCCATCTGATATAATTGTCTCTAAAGTAAATACTTGAGAAGATACGAATAATTTTGCTAAATTAGTTCCACCATCTTTAAAAAAAACTTGACCCGCTCCATCGGCATTCAAAATAATTTTATTACTAGAAGCGATTGTTAAATCTGTTCCATCACCTAATATGGTCTCACCTGCATCACCAAACTCTATTGATTTGTTTGCACCTAAAATAATTTTGTCTGCAAATGTTAATGCACCTGCACTATCTCCAGATATCCAAGTTGTAGTTGTTGATCCGTCATACCCAGCAATTTTTAAAGTTCTATCACCATCTGCTGCAGCTGCATCTACGCTTCCTATTATTACGTTACCAGCTCCTTCTGTAATATTGTCTCCTGCTTGATGCCCTATTAAAATATTGTAATCAGCATCAGCGTTGTTCATTTGTTCACCAGCTTTAAATCCTATTGTGGTGTTACCAGTTCCATTAGCTAATAAGTATGATGATCGTGAGCCCACAGCTGTGTTTTCAGCTCCACTGTTATTTACCGCTAATGAATCTTGACCTAATGCAGTATTTGAATTACCAGATGCGTTTGCACTTAAAGACCCAAATCCTACAGCAACATTATTATCTGCCGTGACCAAAGCATCTAATGCTGTGGTACCTACACCAACGTTACCATTTGCATTATTTAAAGTTCCTGAGTTTGAATGACCAATTAATATAGAATTAGTAAAATTGCTTCCTTCAAATTTACCTGGTACAAATTTATTTGCAGGTAGAGTACAAAATACTGTTTTTGTACCAGCTGAAAAATCTACTAAATTACCACTATTTGAAGAAGTGAAAACTTCTAATCTTGAAAGTGTGTCTGGAGAGGCATCAGTTACGACACCTCTACCAACTTCAAATTCTCCTGTCTGTGGTAAAACGATATTATAGTAAGTCTCATTGGAATTACCAATACCTGCAACAAAGGTCTGAAAATCTTGAAAAGCTCCTCCAAGATTTAATGTCCCCGTACCTGTTGTAGTAGAGGTCTCCTTGACCCTATCGTTAAATACCAGTGCCATTTAAGTCCTTAACTTATTCTTATGATAGCAGCAGATGTAGTAAATGCAGGAAACTGAATTGTAAATGTTCCTGCGGTAGCTGTTTTATCTCCACCAAAATCTAATACACATACCGCGTCAGTGGTATTAGATCCACCATCAGTTGTTGTATTGTAAATTAATGCACCTCTTGCAGTTAATGTTACACCTGTGAAAGATAAATCTGCAAAGTCTGTTATAGAAACACTTGATGATACTTTTACTCCTTGGTTTACTAATGCTTTACCGCCCTGTGTGTATGTTCCACTATTTGAAACTTGACCACCTGTACTATCTCCTGGATAATTAGCAGTAGATTTACCAATAGTTGCCGAGTTTGTGTATAATGCAAGTTTGTATGTATGTCCTCCAGAGGATTCAAAACTATGTTTTCCTTGCATAAGTTCTTTTTTAAATGAATCGCAAATTGCGTTAGTTGTTATTGCCATGTTATTCTCCTATAATTATTATGGTGATGGAGAGTCCACTTTTATTCTTGGAACACCATCATCAAATTCTGCCCGTCTTCTTCTACCCATTTGTTGGATAGCAAAAGCTTGTACTTCTTCATTATACTTACTTTTGTATAAGTTGTACATATCCATCGGGCCTTTTAGATACGCAAAACATTCAGTTAAGACACCGTGTAACAACATTGATTCTTGATTAGTTGATAAATAAGTAGTCGTGCTACTGTCAAAGTGTGGCGGTGATATAACATAATTCAATTGAACTCCGTATGCAATGTTTGGAGTAGGAGCAACAACAATGGTGTTCTCATTCCAATTTGCATAGTATTTTGGTTTACCAGTTGTACCAGATGCATTGAATTCTGATATAAAACTTGTGTCTCTTTTTTCCATAAAACTTCTTTCAGAAGTGATAGTATTATCAGCAAACACTTGTAATGATCGTATTACCAAAAAATCAGATGGAGTGACAAGATATCTTTTATTAGCTGTAAATGATGAAGTTGCATATTTTCTTGTATCATCATAATCAACTTTACCAGCAATTTCTAATTCTATATTTCTAATAAATTGATCTATAAGAGTGTCTGATAATACATTACTATCTACCTCTGTATAACTTCTTACCTGTGTTAAAAAATTTGAATGTGTTATTGCCATTACGTGATACTCACTGCTGTTTTACCTAATGTTGTAACTAACTCTCTACGTCTGTTTTGAATAGAAGGATCTTCTGGTGACATTGAAGAAACAGTTGTAGTGAAATCACCTGGGTTTTTAACAACACTTGTAAATACTTCAGTTTTAAAAGCAAAGTCGCCAGGTAATGTTAAATCTGCTTCACATACTGTTGCACCACCAGAACTAACAATTGTAATATCGCTTGTTGCTAAAGTATTAATGCTCTGCATTTGTTTTGGTTGTTGAAATTTCATAGGTCTTGCATTTTGTAAGGCAATTGCATCTGCGTTTGTTCTTCGCCTTCTAATTTGTGGGTGTTTAGGTTCAAATTCTGTATAGTGTACAAACGAACCGTTCCATTCCTTTACCATTTCATCGTAAGGAAATTCCATACCTGATCTATCTGATATGGCTTTTGATCTTTTACCTGATGCAAATTTTCCCATTATTATCCTAAATTAAATGATTGTGGAGATATATAAACTGAAGTTCTTTGACCGTCTTCATCTAAAGCACGTTTCATTTCATCTTCATAAATAATTTTATTTTGTTGAACTAATTGTGGTGCCTTCTTCATAGCAAGATAATACGCTAATCCTGCACACATACATGGTAAAAATCTATAAACAACATCTGCTGATCTAGAAAAAGAAAAAGACTCACTTGATGTTGTACCCGCATCTTCTATTCTTTTTATTACAAAATATTTCAGGTGCGTATAATTATTTAAATCAGGAGTTTGATATAAAAAAATTTTAGGTGTTTTTTCACGAGCCACATAATATTGTGAAGGCGTACCAGTTGAAAATTTATTTGGTAAACCAGCGTATGCAGACCTATCAATTTTGGTCAAAGATAAATCATCAGTGTTTGAAGCATTACTAGCTGAAGCAGTGGTAGACACAAAAGCTTCAAGAACATCACTTACATCAGAATCTACTGTGTATTCTGCTTGTCCTGAAACTAAAGCTTTTTCATCCTGTTCCACCTTCCATAAATGTATACCCCTATTACCCCATTCTGAAAAAAGTAAGTTTAAAGATCTTCTGGCGCTTCTTAAATCATATCCGCTATTAGTTCTCATGGCACATCTTTCGTATGCCTCCTCAATTATTTCATCAATATTTAAATCAAAACTTGTAGACATAATTATTATTTAAATCCTTTTAGTAATGGACCATAATATTTACTTAAACTTTTATTATTTACTTTTTTTCCTGCTATTTCAGAATGCATATATGAGCCTATATATGGCTCAGGTTTAATTTTTGTTCCAGGAGCTTTTGATGAAGTTTCTGAAAAATGTGCTCTTCCCATAGCAGCTTTTACCACTTTACCGGCAGGAACACAGTTTGGCACCATTTTTTTCCCTTTTTTCTTCATACCTTTTTGAACATATCCATCCCAACAAGTTCCTTGTTTTGCCATATTGATTTCTCCTTTTTGCGGTTATACAACTTCTTGGATTGTATCACTTTTGGTTTAAAAGTTCTAGACCTTAGAATTTTGGCTACAGGATTAGATGAGATCTGTGGCTTTACCAATGATTGGTTTGTATTTTGTTTTGCCATTTTCTTTAAACGCTCTCATGTATTGAGCCCTTGGTTTAAATTCTACATATGATGCATGAATCCATCCGCTGTTAGGTTCACCTGGAGTGTAGAATTCTAAAATTAATTGATCTGTTGTGCAGTTCATGTTAATCCAATCAGCAACTTCAGCGTTGTCTACTCCAACACATTCGAAGTCTGCGGCTTCAGCCTTGGCATGCTGTGAATTTACAGAACTACCTATTGCTGCACATAACTCAGGGGACCTGTATCCGCTAGTCACCTTAACTCTACCGAAGTGATCACGTACTGGCTGCAAAATATTTTCACACAATGCTTTTAGTTTTTCTATTTGATCTGCATTTGGATTGTTATCTATATCCAAACGTATAGCTGTGTCTGATTTAATAAGCTCCAACAAACTAAAATTACGACTTAAATTCATCTCTCTCCTCCATTTGATAAAACATTTTATCTGAATCCTCTGTTACCATTTTCGAAGCTTCTGCATCCCAGTAAGTAGTTTGTACTTTATAATCTGGCCAACTGTTATCAGTAGTATAACTGTTAACGTGCCACAAAAGACGATTATTAGGCTGAGCTGCATAATTGCCGTTATCAAGAGCCAATATATGTGCACACTTATGTTCTTGAGGTATTTCAGAATGTTCAACATCTAAAATATTTGTGTCTGGGTGAGCCCAATCAATTGTAAATAAATATTGTCCATGATAAAATTTTTTATCTAAACCTAAAAATTTGCCGTTTACACCATCCAACCAATCAAAGCAATGAACACTAGGCCAATAACTAAAACAGTTCCACAATTCCAATTGCTGCGTTGACATATCGGGCACTTTGGCTCGGTCATACGATTTTTGGAAAAACGCTGAGATAGGCAACCTCCAATAACAAGCACCATTTGGTAACATAATATTGAATAAGATCGCACGACCCGATATTGACGTAAGACCAAAGATAACACACTCAATACTTTCTCCATGATGTTCTTTAAGATCATACAAATATTCTTTTCTTAATTTACAATATATTGGAGGAATGTTTGCGTTGAGATAAGCCATTTTTATATTTGTCCCTCCAATAATTTTTTCTTTCTAATATTCTTATTCTTTTTTCGAGTATATTAAAACCTAAAAGTTTTTTGAATAGTTTAATCATTGTAAAATTATTTTTTTAATATGTTTTTTGCCTAAATACAACTCTGTTTCTGCCTTACCTCTCCAACATTTGTAAGACACGGACTCACTATACTGTCTCTCTGCATGACGTTTTCCACGAAGGCATGCAGCCATGGATTCTTGAATACGATGCTCCTTGATCTCTCCGTTTACAAACATAAGTAGGGCTATCACAGACTCAATCATAATACCTTACCTTTGTTCTCACCTTCTTTAATAACATATTTTTGTGTGCCATTCTTACCATGTTCCACAGATTTTTTTAACTCTTTCAAGTAACTCATCTGTTTAGCTTCTTTATTTATTCTAGCTATGTAATCTAAAACTTTTTTAGTGATTCGTCCCGTTGCCATTGTATTTAATGTCCCTGTTTGCATCTTTTAATTTTTCTATATCAGATAAAA